TTGCAGTATCTGGTGTAGGAAATCCTAAACCAACTAACGTGCCTTGGATTGTTGGAACAGGGTCTAAAATAACAGGTAATAGTGGTTATGTATTTGACTCAAGTGGTGCTGCTGATGCTCAAAGAAATCTTAGAGTTATTAGAAGAGCTCCTTGGGATACAGATACTTGTACTTCAGCAGGTGTAACAGACCAATACCCTTGGTATGAAGTTATCTTAAATAATCATTATGACCGTTTTCAAACAACTTCAGTCTCAACTGGCTAATAGGAAAGGAAATATAACATGGCTATAAATAGAGCTGCTATAAGCAAAGAACTCCTTCCTGGACTAAATTCAGTTTTTGGATTGGAGTATGGTGAGGTTAATAACGAACACGAACCTCTTTATGAAATAGAAAACTCAGACAGAGCTTTTGAAGAAGAAGTTCTGTTTACAGGATTTGGTGAAGCTCCTGTTAAACAAGAAGGTGCTGCAGTTGTTTTTGATGATGCTTCTGAGAGTTATACTGCAAGGTATACCAACGAAACAATCGCATTAGCTTTTGCAATTACCGAAGAAGCCATGGAGGATAACCTCTATGACTCTTTTGCTAAATTAAGAGCAAAAGGTTTAGCTAGAGCTATGGCAAGCACAAAACAAGCTAAAGCTGCAGATATCTACAACTTTGGTTTTAGTGCTGCTGCTGCTAACCAAATCGGTGACGGAGTAGCATTTTTCTCAAATGCTCACCCAACTGTAAGTGCAGGTAACCAAAGCAATACTGCTACTGGTGCTGACTTATCAGAAGGTTCATTAGAGAATGCTATAACCTTAGTACAAAAATATACAGATGACAGAGGTATCTTAATTGGTTCTTCTCCTGTATCTTTACATGTACCAGTAGATTTAATATTTACTGCTGACCAAGTATTAGGTTCTCCTGGTTCAACCAATATTCTAGCACAAACAGATGCTGCAGGAAACACAATCGGTTTCCCTGCTTCTGCTGCAAAAGATACTGCTGTGCTTGCTAACAGAATAAATGCTGTTAGACATATGGGTCTGATTCCAGAAGGGTTCTATTCCAACAGACGTTTTACTGATACCGATGCATGGTTTCTTAAAACTGACGTACCAAATGGAACTAAGATGTTTGTAAGAACACCTTTACAAACTAAGATGGAACCTGATTTTGATACTGGTAACCTCAGATTTAAAGCCAGAGAAAGATATTCATTTGGAGTATCTGACTGGAGAGGTTGGTTCGGAAACCCAGGTGGTTAATAACCATTAACTTTAGGGAGGGTAGTAAAATACTCTCCCTACTATAAGGATAAAATATGACAACAAATATTAAATCAAAGTCAAGAGCAGGGTCAGGAGTATTAGTAAGTACAAGTGCTACATCAAGAATTATAGCTGTAAATGCTTATTCACCTGATGCAGGCACTATTGATATTACAGATAAAAATGGTAGTGTTATTAAATTTCAAGTTCCTGCTAGTGGACAAATAGATACGTATATTGGAGAATTAGGAGTAAAATGTGAAGCAACAATTAGTGTGTCAGCTCCTGGTGCAGGTTTAATAACTATCTTTTTAGGATAGGTCATGTCGACTTATTCTTTTTTAACAACAGATTTAATCAATACTACGGAAAATGATTCTACAGAATTTGCAGACCAGATTCCTTATTTTATTGAGAAAGCAGAAATACGTTTAACAAAAGACTTAGATGATTTTGGGTTAGACGTTTTTACAACGATTACATTATCAGCAAGCAATCCTACAGTATCACTTCCTTCAGGCACTAGAGTTGTTAGAAATGTAAACTATACAACTAGTGCTTCTACTACAGGTGTCTCAGCAGGTGTTAAAGTTAATCTATTACAAAGAACATATGAATATGCAATAGATTATTTTCCTTATGCTAGTGCATCTACAGGAGTTCCTCGATACTATTCAAGAAAAAATAATACATCTATTTATATTGTACCAACTCCCACTTCTACATTATCAGGAGAGATACAAACTGTATCACGTCCTGCAGCTTTAACTTCAGCAAATCCCACCAATTATTTTAGTGAGTTTTGTTATGATGCATTATTTTATTCATGCATGATTGAAGCTAGTGTGTTTATGAAAAACTTTGAAAACATGACATTGTTTGAAACACGATATAAAAATGCTATTGATGGTTTACGTAATCAAGCAAGAAGAACAAGACAAGATGATATGCAAAGTGCAAATAGTCCTACAGGTGGACCTAATACTTTAATACAGGGGTCAAACTAATGTTACAAAAAATTTTACAATTACCAGGAGCAAAAGAATTTATTAAAAAAGCAATGCGAAAAATTGAAGATAAAAGTCCTGGATATAAAAAGTTTCAAAAAAAATTAGATGATATGATTGCAAAACAAATTGAAAAAGAAGCTAAAAAGAAAAATATTAACCCAAGTGATGTTAAACTTAGTGATAAAGCTATAGATAGAGGTATAGCTAAAGAAGATAGAATAATGCAACAATATTTAAAAAACAGACCAAAAATGTTTCAAAAAGTTGAAGACTTAAAAAAAGGTGGTAAAATCAATATTGATGGTAACAAATTTGTGGCTAGACAATATGGAGGAAAAATTGGTAGAGGGTCAAACTAATGAAAAAGAAAACTTTAGAACAAGCTCTAGCAGTATTAAAAATATATGCTAAAAATAATCCTGATATAAAATTAGGAAAAGTTTCAGAGATTTTAAAAGAATTAAAAGCATATCCTGAATCTACATTACGTAATATTATTAGAGATTTTAAACCAAAACCAGAAATAGTTACAAGCAAAAAAGTTGTTCCACCATCAAATACACCTCCTCCAAAATTAGAGGTAGTTCCTACAAAAAAGAAAAAACGTGGAGGAATGATAGGAGGGAATGAGCTTGTATCTTCCCTATATGATAAGGTATAATATGGTTATGTTAAGAACAAATATATCACAACAAATTACTAAACCAGGTAATAAAAAAAATAAAAAGAACAAGAAGACTGGGATGCAATACCAACTTTATGGAGGTAAAGTATCCAATGACGGAAATAAATTTATTCAATCGTTCTATGATAAAGGAGGAAACTAATGGGACCAAGAACTAATTTACATCCTAACCCAAAGCTTTCTGAAATTACAGGAAAACCAACAGGTCAAGGATACGGAGCTGCTAGAAAGGGACCTGACGTTCATGGTCCGATTCAAGATGCAGTTGTTAATGAAGAATATCAACAACCAAAAGATTTTGCTACAGAGTTAAAACCTGTACCAAACATATTTGTAAAATAAGGGGGAACACAAATGAAAAAATTTAGTAGTGTAGTTAAAGCTGCAAAAGACTTACTTAAACTTAAAAAAAATCCAACAGTAAAACAATTAACCAAATCATTTAATCAAGCTTATAAAAAAGATGGAAAATTTACAGTTACTAGAACAGAATTTTTAAATCATCCATCAGTTAAAAATTTAATAGATACTGAGAAAAAAGCATTAGCTAAAAATTTTGCTAATAAGCTTCCAGAAACTAGAGAAATAAAACAACTAGGAGGAGGAACAAAATTAGTTAAATCTGTTACTAAATCAGCTCCTACAGGTACAGGAAAAATTATTGGAGATGCTTTAAAAAGTGGAGCTAAAACTCCTAGACAAATTCAAGATTATGCTAAAAAAGTTAAAGGAAGTGAACTTACTAGAGACCAAATTTCTAAATATATAGAAAAAGCTACGAAACCTAATCCAAAAAATCCAAGTAAACCTTCAGGAGACCCTAAAAGAATAGCAGTAGCTAAAAAAATGATAGCTCAAAATGTAGGAGCTAAAAATAAACCTAAAGCTGATGAAGGAAAAACTTCTACAAAAGTTTCTAAAAAAGTATCCGAAGGATATACAGGTAAAAAAGAAACTATGTCTAAAGCTGAATTTAACAGACTACCTAAGGGTATTCAAAATAAGATTAAAAATGACGTAATACTTAAAAAAGCAGGAGGTTTAGTTAAAAGAAAATATGGTGGTCAGATAGGAACAAAATCAAATTCGTTTAGTGGAAATGATTTTGTAGCTTCAGGTTACACCAAAATTGGCTAGGAAAAAAAAGAAAAAGGGTAAAGGAATGCAAGGCATGACCATTGGTGGTGGGGATAAACGTCCCACTAAACAAGGTGCAGGTCTAACTAAAAAAGGTGTTCAAAAATATAGAAGACAAAACCCTGGAAGTAAATTACAAACTGCTGTAACAGAAAAGAAACCTACAGGTAAAAGAGCAGCAAGAAGAAAAAGTTTTTGTGCTAGGTCTGCAGGACAAATGAAAAAGTTTCCTAAAGCAGCTAAGAATCCAAATTCCAGGTTAAGACAAGCCAGACGAAGATGGAGGTGTTGATTGGCATATTTAATATCTAACATACCACATTTTAAATGTTGGGTTAGAAAAGAATTTACTCATAACCATGAAGAATATCATGGTGAATTTTTACATGGTTTAGCAATAGCTGTTAATACAATTCCTGATAGATGTTTATCTTTTCAAGTTGTATTTACTGGTATTGATGAAGAAGAAAATGTACATGGTGGAGCTATGTGGGCTAGAATGCCTATTACAGCTTTAGTAGCTGATGAAAATTTAAAAGATGTTCCTGAAAGAATGGAAACACATTTAGCTCAACCTTGGGATTGTTCTTCTCGAAATCATTCAATTATTTTTATGGATAGAATTAGCTCAAGTCCTTGGTATTGTAAAATAGGTGGAGACTTTTATAAAGGTCGTTATATGTTTACAGTAGACTACACAGATAGTCACATATCCGATGACTCAGCTCAACATAAACAAAGTCATGTATTACAATTAACAGATGCAGGAAAATGGACAGGTAATATTATAGCATTACCAAATAACAGGGTTAGAGTAACTAATCCTGCATTATGGGAAGCAGGTGATGGTCCCCCTGATTTTAGACCAAGCCAGTATACTCATGCAGCAGAAATACATGATAGTTACACAGACCCCAATATAACTTTTAACAATCTTTATAAGGAGAAATAATCATGGTAGGTATGAAGAAAAAATATGCATCCAGAGGTGGAGCTTTAAGAAGAGCAGGTGGAGGTATGATGAAGAAAAAATATGCTTCTAAAGGTGGAGCTTTACGTAGAAAACGTGGTGGTACTG